GGGCTTTTTCATTAGAGGAACACAAGGAGTAAACATGGCAAAAATCTTAAACCTGGACACACTGAGCGCAAAAGAAACTCGCGAAGTGCAAATCGGTGGCAAGACATATCCGATCAAAGAAATGTCCGTGGAAGATTTCATCGAAACAACGCGCACTGCTGAACAGATGGAGACTGAAAGCAGCTACGCAAAACAAATTCAGGAAACGATTCGCCTCATCAAGCGTTCGATTCCTGAGATTGAAGAGACTGTCCTGATGGGTCTATCGCTCGAACAACTGCGCGGCTTGACTGCGTTCATTCGCGGCGCCGACCCAGAGAAGATCATCGAAGCTGAACAAGCGGCGGTGAACGAGGGAAACGCTTAAAGGGCTTGCCAGCGCAGGAAGTCGATTTCGCCTTCCTGTTTTGTCGAGTCAGTCACTTTTACGCAATGTCTTATTGGGATGTTCTTCGGATGCCCATGAAGACGTTCTGGATGATGAGTGAGAATGTTCGTCGCATTCAAGCCCAAAACGACATGCGCGCCATGTCGGTCGCGATAACCTCGCAGGGCGGTGAAGCGTTCAAAGAACATCACGAAAGACTTGTCATCGAGCTTGGAGATGTGGTGAAGGAGCCGGTCGTCCCAGACGCCGTGCGTGACGAGGAGGGGTTTAAGGAATTGAAGATGTTGGCTGCGGCCATGATGTAAAAAGGAACGCTCATGCTAGGCGGTGAAATCAAAGTCGTAATGACGCTGGACGACAAAGACTTCTCGATCAAAACGGTCAAGAATAATCAAGTGTTGTCCGAAATGAAGCGGAGTATGGAACAGACCGCAGTGTCTGCCCGTAACCTCGAAACTCACTTCACCTCGCTCGGCAAAAAGTTCCACGATACAGTCTTCACCATGTCGCTGTTGCGCTTCGCAATGGCTGACCTGAACGACGTATTCCTTGCCTTCCCCAAGGCCGTTCTCAAGACCTCTGGCGAGATTGAACGTCTCACCAAACTCATGGAAGGTCTCAGCGCCGAGACAGACGACTACAAGCGTAAAGCTGAAGCGGCTGCCGGCGTCAAGTTCGTTTTCAACCTGGCGCAGAATGCGCCATTTGAGGTTAAAGCCCTGACAGATTCGTTCGTCAAGTTGAAGACCGCCGGTCTCGACCCAACGGACGGTAAGCTCCAGGCACTCACAAACTCCATCGCTAAGTTCGGTGGCACATCGGACATTATGCACCGCGCTTCCATCGCTATTCAACAGATGGCAGGTAAGGGCGTAATCTCGATGGAAGAATTGCGTCAGCAGTTGGGTGAAGCAATGCCTAATGCGATGCAGTTAATGTCTGAAGGTCTTGGCTTGTCTGTCGCTGATCTGGCAAAGAAAGTTGGTCAGGGCGTTGTCGATGCACAGCAAGGTCTGTCCAAGATGTTCTTCCAGATGGAGATGCAGAACGCTGGCTACGCTAAAGACATGATGGACACTTGGAACGGGCAAATTGAAAAGCTCAAGACCAAGTGGGAAATGTTTAAGGTTGAAGTCGGCAAGACAGGTGGCTTCGAAGCCGCACGTCAAGAACTGAAGAAGATCATCGACGCCTTCGACACCACAACGGCTGAATCGTGGGCGAACAAGCTCGGCAATCTGCTGGAAGACTTGGTTCGCATCTTCGCGACCGTCAAGGACTTCATCGTCAAATACTCTGACGAGATTCAGGCTGCAATCACGGCGCTGCTGGTATCCAAAGTTGCCAGCATGGTCGCCCCATTCAAATCAGGAGCTGACGGCATCATCGCTGCCTTCGCAACAGCCCGTGCAGCGGCGCGTGACAACCTGATTCAAGAACAAGAAGACGTGAAGCGCATGGAGGCTATCAAAGCCAACGAACTGCGCTTCCGTATCGAAGCAAACGAAAAGCAAATCCAATCTCTGAACTCGACCAAGACTGCACAGCACTTGGCGAACGCGCGTGAGATGGAATCGGAAATCGAGCAATCGCGCAAACTGATTCTGGAGCGCCGCGACCGCTACGCCGAAATGATGGCGCTGCAAGAGCAGTTCCTCGCGCAGACGATGGCGAAAGAACTTGCCGCTGAAGAAATGATGCGTCGCAAGAAGGCTGGCACGGCAGCACTCGCTCGTGAGATGCAAGCAGAAGCCGATCGCTTCCGCGCGAACGCTGGCGTGGCCGGCGGTGCAGCAGCTACGATTGATGCAGAAATTGCCGCAATCCAACGCTCGATCAAAGAGAAAGAACGTCTCATTGCGCTGGAGCAGCG